GGAAAGACGCAATAGCTAAAGTAAAATCAGACAATCCAAAGGAGTAATCAATGGCTCTTAACTTTGCTAACAACAATTCCTTATCATCAATCACATCTTTACCAGCTAGTATTAGTGGTGGTGGATTAAATTTAATATCTACACAGACAGCTAGTAGCAGTTCCTCATTATCTTTTACAAGTGGGATAGATTCTACTTATAAAGAATATATTTTTAAATTTATTAACGTACATGCTTCAACAGGTGCTGGATTACAATTTAATGGTTCAACAGATGGTGGAAGTAATTATAATGTTACAAAGACTACTTCATTTTTTAGAGCATATCACAACGAAGCTGATGATGGTGCGGCTGTAACTTATGCAACAGGTGGTGATTTAGCACAATCTACTAATTTTCAAGGATTGATGGGAACTTTAGGAACTAATAATGATGATAGTGGTTGTGGAACTTTACACTTGTTTGATCCCAGCAATACCACTTTTGTTAAACATTTTATTTCAAATACAAATATTGTTGAAAGTGGTCCAGCATCATACAACACTTACGTTGGTGGTTATATGAATACAACGTCTGCAATTAATGCTGTAAGATTTCAAATGAGTTCAGGAACTTTTGATGGAGTTATAAAATTATATGGCGTTAGTTAAATACAATAACAATTCAATTTCAAGTGTAACTGCTTTAGATAGTATGGCAAGTGGTTCTATGGTTTTACTTAACACAAACACTATTACATCAGGAGTATCGTCATCTTCTTTTACTTCTAATATTAATAGCACATACGATACTTATTTATTTAAGTTTATAAATATTCACCCAGCAACAGACGAAGCTGATTTTACTTTTAATGGTTCAACAGATGGCGGTTCTAATTACAACACTACTAAAACTACCACATCTTTTTATAGCTATCATAATGAAGGTGATAGTGCAGCAGCTTTAGCTTACGAACCAGCACACGATATAGCTCAAGGTACAGGATATTGTCAAATAGGTGGTGATGCGTTAGGTGCAGATAACGATCAATCTTGTTCAGGAGAAATGTATTTATTTTCACCTTCCTCATCAACATTTGTAAAACATTTTATTATTAATATGAACACTTTAACTGGAGCAGATTATTCAGTTAATCAATACACTGCTGGTTATATGAATATTACATCAGCAGTTAATGCCGTTGATTTTAAAATGAGTACAGGAAATATAGATAGTGGCGTTATCAAAATGTATGGATTGAGTAAATCATAATGAGCATAGTTAAATTAAATAATAGAGGAGTAAAAGACGCAACTGCTTTTGGTAGCATAACAGGACTTGGTAATTTAGTTTTTATATCAAGATCAACTGCTAGTTCATCAGCAAGTTTAAGCATAACATCAGGAATAAATAGCACTTATAAGGAATATATATTTGTTTTTAATAATATTCACCCAGCAACAGACGAAGCTCATTTTACTTTTCAAGTATCGACTGATGGTGGTTCAAATTATAATACAACTTTAACATCAAGTTATATTTTAAGTTATCACGCAGAAAATGATTCTGAAACTTCTTTAGCCTATCAAGCTGGTCACGATCAGGCACAAACAACAAATTTTCAAAACATATTACATGGAACAGGAAATGATAATGATGAAGCTGGTAGTGGCACTTTGCACTTATTTGATCCTAGTAACACAACATTTGTAAAACATTTTATACATAGAGCATCAACATTAAATGCTGGATCATATAATTATCAAAATTTTGCAGCAGGTTATTTTAATACGACATCGGCTGTTAATGCAGTTCAATTTAAAATGAGTTCAGGAAATATAGATGCTGGTACAATAGATATGTACGGAGTTCTTTAAAAAAAATTCAAGCCTAATGAATAGGCACAAATAATAATAATCAATAAGGAGTAAATTATGCCAAGATATAAAATGGTAAATGGTGAACGTATTCAGTTCACTGCAGAAGAAGAAGCAGCTAGAGATGCAGAAGAAGCAGCATGGACAGCTGGTGCTAAAGACAGATCTCTTGAAGCTTTAAGAAGTAAAAGAAATCAATTATTAAAAGAAACAGATCACTATGGTTTATCCGATGTGGCTATGTCTGATGATATGAACACATACAGACAATCTCTTAGAGATCTACCTGGAACTATATCAAGTGATGCAACAGCAGCAGATGTTGATGCAGTTACGTTTCCTACAAAACCGTAATAAATTATGAAAAAAATCATACAGAAAATTAAAAAGTTTTGGAAAGATTTAATTTCTAAATTGGAAAAATAACCATGCAAGAAACAGATCAACTTGTCCAAAAGCTAGATAAAGAAGTAGCGATCATAAACGAAAAACTTGATACGTTAGAAAACAATCATCTAGCACATATAAAAAAAGACATTGATCGAATTTTATATGTACTCGGTGCTGTAGGTTTAGCCGTACTAGGTGAACTATTTTTATTATTAAATAAAATTCTTTAGTGAAGTATTACAATCGTGGGATTGTTGCTCATCTAACAGCTGCAATAGATCTGTTGGATGACGATCATCTTCTATTTGAAAATATACAAGGTCAAGGACCAATAGATATAGTTCGTATAAATATCAAGACAGGTGAGGTGGAACTATACGATGTCAAATGTGATGACGATAAACGTCACCGCAAAAGATACTCATCAGAAATTCAAAAAAAATTAGGAGTAAAAAATTATTATGTCAACTTACATAAAAGAACAAAGCGAGTGGAAGGAAAAGTGGAAAAACTTTAAGCTTGATGAGTTTAAATGTAAATGCGGTTGTGCCGCTGTTAAAGTAAATGCAGAGATCTTAGATCTTTTGCAAGACGCTAGAGATCAACTAGGATCTTTATCTATTACAAGCGCTTACAGGTGCAGCTCACATAACGCAAGCGTGTCTAGCACTGGAGCAAACGGACCTCACACTACAGGTCATGCTTTAGATATTTCAGTCAAAGATAGTAAACACAGAAAACAACTTATTGATTACTTTACAGCTAAAGTTACAGGCTTAGGTGTAGCAAAATCATTTATCCATATTGACAACCTAACAGCAGCTGAAGGCTTCGACATGAGACCTAATGCTTGGAAATATTAATGATATTTAATTTACTAGGAAAAACATTATTAGAAAATTCTATTGGCGCACTTAAGCATCATCTTAAGAAAAAAGAAGTGCAGCGTAATACAGAGATCGAGTGCCAAAAAGAAATTCAAATTGCTAAAATTAAAGAGAGCGGTGGTAGTTTTAAAGATGAACTCATACTTGTTTGGTTTTTAGTAATTCTAAGTTTACCTCTAATTGGTGAGACTGAAAGGTTTATGAACTGGGCTAAAGTCTTATCGGCTATGCCAGCAGAGATCTTCTATATCTTTGGTGCAATCGTAGCAGCAAGCTTCGGTATTAAAATTTCAAATATATTTAAGAAGTAATGGCAAAGAAAAAAGGTCTGTTTGGAATTTCAAACTACGTCAAAACTAAACCAAGAAAAAGACCAGGAAGAATAAGAAAAAAAGTAGGACCAGGTAAACAAAGACCTAAGAAATATAGAGGACAAGGTAGATGAAAGATCAATTAAACATTTCCGATAAGAGTAAGATCTCAATGCCTATTGCTAATCTAATAATGGTTATAGCTCTTGTTGCCTCAACAGTGTTTGGCTACTCAGCACTAACAAACAGAATAACAGCACTAGAAACTCAAGATCAATTAATGTCATCAGATCTTTTAAAGAAAGCTGAACAGACACCTAAGAATTTAGAGATCTACATGCTTATAGAACATAACGCAAAGATTATAGCTAAACACCAGGAGCTGCTAGACAAAAACATTCACTCACAGGTTATGATTAATAACATAGAGAAGTCTTTAGAGAAGGCGCAAGAGAACATCGAATATTTAAAAAACCTAACAAGAAAATTAAATGGAAATAGTAATTAGTCTTTTATTATTCTTAGGCGATCCACCAATTTTGAAAGAACACTTACTCATGAAAAATTTAGGTGAATGCTTAGAGCGTAAACGTATAGCAATGAGATCTACAAACAATGCTGAATTTAGATGTATGCAAGTTAAAGCAGTAGTTAAAGACGGCAAAATATTAAGCATATCTAATTTAGACTAATGGCAACATATCGTGGAAAAAAAGTTACTCTTAATAAACCAGTAAGAGGCGGATCTAAAAAATCTTATGTCTATGTAAAAGATGGAAGCAAGGTAAAGAAAGTTTCTTTTGGAAGTAAGACAATGAGTATTAAAAAAAATCAGCCAGGCAGAAAGAAATCTTTTTTAGCGAGACATCGTTGTTCAACTCCTGGTCCTAAGACTAAAGCTAGGTATTGGAGCTGTCGTGCCTGGAAGTAGAAAACGAAAACGTAAAATTATCATCGCACCTAAATGCGATTACTGCGGTCACAATAATGAAAGCTTTATTGTAACTGCAACTCAACACACATTCTGTATGGAACAAACTCCAGGTTATCCAGCTACTAAGGATTGCCACACAGACTGGCTCAACCATAAGGACACCAATGTACAAGAAGAAAAAGAAAAAGGCTTACAGCCACAAAAAGAAAAGCAACTTCAACAAGAAGAAGAAAAAGTAATCTCTGCTGAAGAGAGAGCTGCCATCGTGGCAAAACTTAATAATTATAAAACAGAAATAAAACAAAGGAGGTTTCGTGAAAAAAGGTTTTCATAAAACTAAAAGCGGCAAGACAGCAAGAAAAGGTTTATACTACAATATCAATAAACGTAAGAAAGCTGGCAAATCAAGAAGCAAAAAGAAAAGCACAATCAGTGCTAAGGCTTATACAAATATGTTAAAAGGATTTAAATAGTTCTCTCAATTAGATCTAAAGTCTTTTTAATCTCTTCCTTCAAATAAGGTATTCTCTTATCTACTTGCTTCGGCAGTATGACAAATATATCTCTTCCAGTTAAACGACACAGACTATCAAGCACTTCCTCAAGTTTTTGCTGTGTTCTCGCCTGATTAAATTTACTCATTAATAATAATATAATCCTATTTTGTTGTAAAAAAAGATTCATTTTACTGGTGTAAATGAGGTCTTTTATTTTCTTATAAAGTATATATAAAGAGTGTAACAAGCATCTTGTAGAAGAAGTTTGAAGTGGTGACAGCGCTTAGAGTTGCACCACGTTTGCACCAAGTTTTGCAAAAAGTTAAGTGGGGGTGTAGCTCAGTTGGTTAGAGCGCCTGCCTGTCACGCCTTACTTCATCTTCTACTTCAAGTTTTACTTGGATAAACAATGATGAAGGAAATATTGAACAACTTATTTTCGCATAAAATCCTACCTGATACTCAAGGTAGAGAAATCTTTGCACCATTCTTACACCAAGATTTGACCTGTTTTAGACAGTCTCATTTCATGGTTGTAAAATATAAGAGCGGTTGCTTTGCATCGATCGAGTGCTTGCATAATAAGGTACTTTCAATATTACTGCTATTTATATAAAATGAAATACTTTTTTACTTTATAAATTATTTATTGT